TTGAATGCATCTGCAACCGCGTAGGTTCCAGGAGACCAAATATACCAAGTTGGATCGCCACTTGTTGAAATCTTATCTGCGGTAATCTCCGTGATACCCGCATAATCATCCTGGGGACCATAGACGATAAAGCCCATAGCCGCGTATCCAGGTCCGCCATTGTCAACTACTGGGGGAACGTAGACGGGGTCGTTCCCTGAATCAAAACCCACTGTACCGATAGCAACCCACTTGAAGCCGTCAATACGTTTGTCCTCATCTCGTGCAGCCTGATACTGGGCCGTGAAGCCTCCAGCATCACCACCACCTAGCACATCCACCCACATATCAGCGCGGGTGTTGAAGCTTGCCAGAAAAGGGCTGACCGAGATGTTCTTGGCCAAGCCCGTAAAGGCAATTGGGAAGTTCTGGTACACCGAGATTTCCGTATAGCTAGTGCCACGATACTGGCCCCACTGCATACAAAAGCCACCTGCGAAGATCACGTAACCCTGGGTTCCGTAACTTGCACTGGTGATAACCTGCTGAGGATTGCCGTCAGCACCCTTGGGACCCTGTGGTCCCTGACCGCCTTGTGGACCCTGAGGACCCGCTGGACCCTGAGGACCAACCGAACCAGCACCGCCGGGACCTTGAGGTCCTTGTGGACCAGGATCTCCCTTGGGGCCTTGTGGTCCCGCTGGACCCTGAGGACCGCTCGTTGGATCTGGACCATTGAAACTGACCTGACCAGTCTGGGTGTTGACGTCGATGTAACGACCGCCATAAAACACCGCCCTAGCACGACCGTCGCTGAAGTAGAGCTGATCGCCTTCTGCGATGTGACTGGTGTTCAGTGGGACATTCTGCTGACCATCGAATCCAATACCACCATTACGCGATCCAAAGACACGAGCCGTTGTTAGCCTGTCCGCAGCACCAGCATGGTTGGCATTTCCTGCATTGTCTGCATAAGCAACACTAGACTGTGGGATAATGCTGGACGATGGAATCTTGCCATCAGCGCCGCGAACAACCAACGAATTGGGTGTGGGGTTGACATCAGGAAAAGCTGCCACGCCATTGTAAAGAAGACCAGCGCGGTTATTCGCTACGTCGATTACGAACAGCTTGGTCCACTGACCTGACCTGGTGTACTGGCGCAAGATTGGAAAGTTGGGATCCGCGATGTCGTACCACAACTGGCCGACCAGCGGATTTGCCGGTGAAGCAGCGCTCGCAAAGTTCTCTGCCACACGAACAAAGTCTTCTGCGATCTCTTCACCATAGTTGACGTACCCATAGCCCAAGAGAGCAAGACCAGCAACGATCTCCTTCTTGTAGTCGCTGACAACAGCGACAATGCTACCGGTACTATTGTTGACTACATAAGCCATAGTACCTTACTCCTTGGTGTTTGGATTGATAGGCCACACGACCCTTGTGGGGTCCTTGTACTTGACCGTGATATCCCTTAGAGCCTGGCGATATGCCGCCCACTCCGTCTTTTGCTCATCATTTAGAGCATTGTCAGGAAGCTGGGTCCAATCACACTTTGTCAACAAGGCGTCACGACGTTCACGGATTTGGTCCCAAGTGATTGCAGGAATGACCTGGGCTTCCAGCTTTAGCTTTCGACCCTTGTAGACAATCCGCTTGCCATCACCAACTGCGGCCTGAAGCGCCGCATATTCTTCCTTGTCCACCTCGAAGACATCTCCGGGAATGTAAGGATGAACACCTTCAAGATAAAATGCAGCCAACTCAGGGCTGTAAAAGATTTTGTTCATATCTTATCCTATAATCTGCTTACTTAGTGGATTAGCTCATCTGAATCCTGAGGGTGTAGACAACCTCAATCAGACGATTCAAGGACTTTTGAATGGGATTGAAGATAACATGCGTGATCAACACTCCCTCATTGGTCTTCAAACCCAGCTCATCGAACACAAAAGTATCATCGCTGTTGGTGCCAGTATCAAAGGCTTCTTGACCACTGGGTTCATTGTAATCAAGCGTACAGGTTACCACAATGTCAGTGTATGGGGTTCCCTGAAGGTGCTTGA